ATGCATCGCGCACTGACTACGTTGGCGAGCTTAAGGCAGCTAGCAGATGGCTGGGCAGGTTATGAGTCGAAGGGACCCGAAAGCCGCACAATTGCGGATGCGGAGGTTTTCGCACAAGTCGTACTAGCCGAGCCAGCGATTCTAGAACCGATCATCAGCCCTGCCTGTGACGGTGAGGTCAATTTTTTCTGGGAGAATCAGCACATTACACTCGATCTGGGCTTTTACGGGGACGGATTTTATTCGTTCTACGCAAAAACAGAGGACGGTGAAGAATTTTTTGGAGATCACCAGAGCATTGACTCTATGCTTCCAACTAAAATTGTTGAGCATCTTTTAAAGGCATAGGATGTAAGGCGTAATGGAATACACACTTGAAGATATGCATTCGCTTTTGCGCCTAAACTTTGCGCCTCAACACATTGTTGACGGGAAGGTGCTACCAACCGCAATTAGTACTGAAGACCTTAAAATTCGCGGGTACAGTTTAGACGCAGAGCCACTAATCGACTCGGAAACTTTGACTGAAAGAGCACAATCGCAGTCTGAAAAAGATCCACAAGCTCGTGTATCTCCGTATATCTCCCGTTTCCAGTATTGCGATGCCAACGCAATAAAAATTGACGACGTTCCAGCTTTTAACATTTTTCACAGCCCAGTCGCTTTCGATCAAGAGAAACAAATCAAAGCCAACCCCGCCCACGTTAGCTTATTGTGTACTGAGTCAGAGAAAGGAAAACCGTATTATCGAAAAGCACGAATATTATTGCTTCCTTTGCTGCAAAACCTCATAGAACTTAATGCTTACGTAGAAAAAATAAAAACTGACAAGACTGAAAAAACCACCGCAGACTATTAGGCGGTTGACTTTTATTTAGTCACCAACCTGAATTTGATAAGGTCCAAACTTCAATACCTCCTCACCAATCCAATTGTTAATCTCAGTCATTCGCGCTTGGATCGGCTCCAGCTCATTGGCTGCGTAAATCTGCGCTGCCTCACGAATCGAGCCAAACCCACCCGCGTTCTGCGGAACAATCCCCATCAACTGCGGCGGAATCCGCAGGCTCGCCAGCACGTCATCCCGCGTCTGATTCTTGATCGAGTTGAATTCATCCTTCGCCGCGACCTCGCTGACGGGGATCAGCTGGATCCCGTCCTTCTTGCCAGTCGGCGAGTAGACGAACAAATTCCGGAAATTGCCGGGCCCCTTCGATTCCTTCAGCGCCTTGCGCAACGCATCAATGTCCGCCTCGGTCTGCGCCGCATCCGTCATGTACAAGATGAACCCGGCATGACTGCCGTTCTCGTAATACTTGCGCCGAAACAACGTCGCCGACTCGTTCAAAAGCGCCGACTGCAGCGCGCTGATCCATTCCGGCAGTCCATAAATTTCCTGGTGCAGATCCGCCTCACGCAGGTGAAAAATGCTGTCCTGGTCAAAGGCGTGTTCGTCCTCCCACCCACGCACCTGATAGAACTGCCCTTCCGGCCCAGCGCGCATGTACTTGGCCAACGGCGTTTCCAATTTGCGCACCCCGCCCAACCGCGAGCGGCGCCCTTCAAGGTAGCCATTGCCCAAGCACAGGAAGTCCAGCGCGAACTGCTCAAACGAAGCCCGCGACAACAGCGGATGAGGGATAAATGTCTTGCTCAACAGGTTCCGCTTGAACATCAACCCCGAGTGCAGATGCACACTCGCCCCCACCGATCGGGCCAGCCCGTCCAGCGACAGCGGTGGCTCATACCACCGCCCGTTAAACCAGCACTCCAGATAGTCGAAAACCTCCCGACCACCTAGCACCGGCGTCGGCTCGCCGAAGGAAAAAACCTGCGTCCCAGCGTTAGCGGCGGGCGTAGTCGCGGGTAACGTCTGGTTGGCCAATTGTTCGGTCATCAGTAAATCTCCATGCGCCCGGTGTTGGCAGTGGTCTGCCCCTCAAGCGGTTCGTGGTGCAGTGCGTGAAAGAGCGCCCATGCCAGGTCGGCGTGGCCGGTGTTGTCGTTGCGGCCGGCGGTGTAGGTGTACTGGCGACCGCCGGCGGTGACGGTCTTGCGGATCGCCATCAGCGACTGGGCCATATCGGTCCAGCCGGCGTCGAATTCGAGCCGGCCCTTGTGAATTACGTCGTAGGCCTTGAGTACCAGACGGGTTTTGACTTCCGGTGAGTAGCTGAAGGTGGTCACCGCCGGGAAGAACTGGCGCACCAGCTGGGCCACGCCGCTGCCCAGACCGGTCACGTCGATCCCGATGTAAGTCACCCAGTAGCGATCGCAGACGCTTTTGATGAACGCGGCCTGCGCGGCGAAGTCCATGCCCCGGAATTGGTGGCGTTCGAGGATGCGAAACTTGCCACCGGGTACCAGGGGCGGCGCGACCACGACCATGCCGGAGCAATCGCCCGTCTCGGCCGGGTCGTAACCGATCCACACCTGCCGGTCGCCGAACGGACGCATGGCAAAGGGCTTGTAGTCCTCTGCCCATTCGACCCAGCTGTCCACCATGCACGACTGCAACAGGGTCAGCGGGAAGATGCTCGCGCCGTCGTCGACGAACTCGCACATCAGCAGGTTGGCAAACGCCTCCGGGCTGTATTCGCGGCGCAGTTCCTCGATGTCGAACAGGTCACAACCGCCCCGCTCCGCATCCAGAATCGTGACGATCTGCCGCCACAGCCGATCCTCGCAAAACCTCCCCTGCTGGAGCGCGCCGTGGGAAACGTCCACCTTCGTATGCTGCGCAGCCGGCTTGCCCTTGTTGAAGCGCTCGCCCGTCCAGAAGCTGTAAGCCTCGTGGGCCATGCTCGATGGCGTGGAAAAGTAGGTCTTGCGCCACTTCTTGTGCATCGCCATGCCCGAGGCGACCTTATTCAATTCCTCGAACTTGAACGTCCAGAAGAACTCGTCGAAGTAGAAGTTGCCGTGGTAGCCCTGGGCGGTGCGGGCGTTGGTCCCGAGGAAAAACAGTTCGGCACCGTTGGGCAGAACGATAGGGTCACCGGTCAGTTCAACGCCGATCACCTCGCGGCAAAACGCCTGAATGTAGCCCCGGAACAGATAGGCCTGGTTCTTCGAAGCCGACAGGAAGATCTGGTTGCGTCCAGTGTCCAGCGCATCAATGAATGCCTCACGGGCAAAGTAGTAAGTCGCCCCGATCTGCCGGCTCTTGAGGATGACACGGGTGCGCTGATTACCGGCGCGGTACCAGTCCTTCTGATAGTCGAAACAGCCATCGATGAAGGCCTCGCGCAGTAGCTCAATCTGGTCTTCATCAATCTCGTTTTTGACGGCCTTTTTCTTCGGCTCGGCGTTGCGCTTGGCAAGGTTCGGATTGAGGTCGGTTTCGGTACCGCCACCCTGAAAGCGCTGAATGCGTGCTTGTCGCTCAAGCTGCCTGTGCAGCAGATCGATCTCCTTGAAGTCGCCGCCGCTTTTCCCCTCCTTGAGGATCAACTGCACCAGCCGCGCTTCCAACGCCCCGCCAATTCGCTCGACGTTGTCTGCCCGGTCCCACTCGTCGCGGGCCTTCCAGCTGTGTAGCGTTTTTTCCTTTTCGCCTGTGGCCTCGGCAATCTCGCAGACGCGCCAACCCATCCAGTAGAGAAATTTGGATTGGCGGCGGGGATCGATGGGCAGCAGTGCGGTCGTAGTCATGGCCGCGATGCTGCCGCCACAACCATCGAATCAAAAAGATTCCAACTCTGTTAACAACGTTAATACATACAGGAGTTGAATGTCTCGGTTGCCTTGCTTCAGCGGGCTCAGCAACCGATAAGCCATCTAGAAACGATAAAAGCGGGGTTACTCGTCATCCAATTCGATAACACCCACGTTTGCCGTGTACTCTCCCGTACGACCGACCACACGGTTCATAATCGCGGCAGGAGTAGTGGTGCGAAAATTAACGATATGCCCAATAAGTACGCCGTCGTCGGTGATCTCTTGGGACTCGTTTTCCATCCATTCCTCTAACTCTTCAAGTGTCAGGCCAGTCATATCAGCTAACCGCTGTTCTAACGTCGACTCATACTCGATGGTTTCATCTGGATAAAGCACCACATCGTATTTAGCGGGTAGCAGTGCAAACTCACCCCACCCCAGGTCTGTTATCGCCAAACCAATACCACTCTCCACCACTGGACCGTACATCAAAAGCACTCTACCGACTGCAGTTTTATCAATACCATGCTCGACAGAGTCCTGTACCGACATCTTTAGATAAAAATCCTTATACCCACTATCTGAGCGATACTCAATCCTTGTCATCTGCATATTCCAGGGCTTGCCCTCACCCATTGCAAACGACTCCGTTATTCTTCCATAGTAGAGCTTAGCAGCTTCGTTTACTTCCCCAACCATCGACGCATCTGTTAAAGCATCGCTTAGCAACTGGGCATATTGAGCCCCAGGCAAGAAATAATATTTATGATAATTTTTATCAAAATTCCGACTCAACCCTCGAACAGTTGTTATTCGGCTAGGCACATTAACCTTTTCTCCATTGTGTCTAGGAATTGGAATTTCTGCGAGATCACCATCAATATCCTCCACCACTGGACCAGTGTATTCCTGCCCAGGGAGCTTCGGCACAACTGGTCGCTCCCTCATAAACTCCTTCACAACTACAAGCAACCCATCATCTATAGCTTGCTTTGCTTCCTCTTCATTGACAAAGTGGAGCCCTTCACGCTTTTTAACTCTCAGACCGCAGGGTAATCTGCGCTTTCTGCTATGAGCAAAAAATGCAGGTCTTCCATTAGCGTCGTTTTTCCCGTCCTTGGGAGATATAAAAAGCTCCACACAACATTCCGGGCAAAAAATTTCACCCCTCATTTCCTTCTGATATTCCGATGTCAAAATTGCTTTTGCACTTGCTCGCAAAACAGTTTTATTTCCACCATCAAATTTCCATGTAGGAAGATAGTAAGCAAACTTAATTCGATTATTGTTTAAGACTTCATCTGCCATCGGACAATTCCTTTGTGTGAGCAAGCTGACCAGCCAAAATGGATCCAATCCAGCCGATAATGGCATGAAGCCATAATTTTCTACACCCTACTTTTGGCGAAATGTAGTCTCCGATCAAACAGCTTCAGATCGTTGCCGTAGCTCTTGCAGGCAACGACCATCCCCTCATCGCAATGCACTGCTCCCCGAAGCAGACGCCCTTCGCAAAGAGGTTCCCCGCCATGAAGAAATTCCGCAGCAACTGGTTTCGCGTCGCCGTCGAGGGAGCGACCTCAGACAAGCGCACCATCAAACGCAACTGGCTGGAACAAGCAGCGAAGAACTTCGACCCAAGTACCTACGGCGCACGCATCTGGCTTGAGCATTTCCGCAGTCTGCTGCCCGACAGCCCATTCAAGGCCTACGGCGACGTGCTGGCCGTGAAAACCGAAGAAGTGGACATCAACGGCCAAAAAAAACTGGCCCTGTTTGCCCAGGTCGAGCCAACGGCGGACCTGATCGCCATGAACAAAGCAAAACAGAAGATCTACACCTCCATCGAAATCGACGACAGCTTCGCCGATACCGGTGAGGCTTACATCGTGGGGCTCGGCCTGACCGATTCACCCGCCAGTCTCGGCACTGACGTGTTGTCGTTCTCGGCCCAGAAACCGGACGTCAGCCCGTTCAAGGATCGCCACTATTCCGCAACCTCGATGTTCACCGAGGCGCTGGAAACCGAGCTGACATTCGAAGAAGTCGAAGATAAACCGAGCATCGGCGCTCACCTGCTCAGCACCGTGAGAAACCTGCTCAGCGGCAAGCAAAGCAAGGATGACAGCGAGTTCGCGCAAATCAGCCAAGCCGTCGAAACCGTCGCCGAGCACGTCAAGGATCTGCCCGCGCAAATGGCTGCCGAGAAGAAGTTTTCTACAGGCCTGCAAACTCGATTGGATCAACTGAGCAAAGACTTCACTGAAATGAAGACCCAGCTCTCCACCACCCAAGACCCCAATCAAAAAACGCGCCCTCCGGTAACCGGCGGCGATAACTCGGTAGTGACTGACTGCTGATAGTCAGCCCCCGCCAAAGCCCCGAATACCCAAGGACGACCACCATGCGCAACGACACACGCGTTCTGTTCAACGCCTACCTGCAGCAGCTCGCCCAACTGCACGGCGTGAGCGACGTCACCACCAAATTCACCGCCGCGCCGAGCGTTGCCCAGACGCTGGAAACCCGCATTCAGGAATCCAGCTCGTTCCTCAGCTCGATCAACATCTACGGCGTCTCCGAGCAGTCTGGCGAGAAGATCGGCATCGGTATCGACGGCACCATTGCCAGCACCACCGACACCACCGTGAAGGATCGCGAACCCCGGGACCCGAGCAGCCTGGACAATCGCGGGTACACCTGCACGCAAACCAACTTCGACACTGGCCTGCGTTACCAGAAGCTGGATCAGTGGGCGAAGTTTAAAGACTTTCAGGCGCGTATCCGCGACGCGATCATCAAAGCCCAAGCACTCAACCGGATCATGATCGGCTGGAACGGTACCAGCCGTGCCGCCACGTCGAACCCGACAACCCACCCGCTGCTGCAGGACGTCAACATCGGTTGGTTGCAAAAAATGCGCACTGAAAATGAAGCTCGCGTTATGGCCGAAGTCGTGGCGGACAGCGGCAAGATCGAAATCGGCGATGGCAAGGATTTCGAAAACATCGACGCACTGGTTGTCAGCATGGTCAACGAATTCATTGAACCGTGGTATCAGGAAGACACCGATCTGGTCGTCATTTGTGGTCGTCAACTGCTGGCCGATAAATACTTCCCGATCATCAACAAGACTCAGGCGCCGACCGAAACGCTGGCCGCTGACATCGTCACCAGCCAGAAACGCTTGGGCAACCTGCCGGCCGTGCGAGTGCCGCACTTCCCACCGAACAGCCTGATGGTCACTCGCCTCGACAACCTTTCGATCTACTGGCAGGAAGGCACCCGCCGTCGCACCGTCGTCGACAACGCGAAACGCGACCGCATCGAGAACTATGAGTCGGTCAACGAAAGCTACGTGATTGAAGATCTGGGCTGCGCAGCCATGGCCGAAAACATCACCCTGAGTTGAGGCCACCAACATGACCAATCCATGCCGGCGCCATTTTGTACGCGTCAATGCGGCCATCGAAGCGGCAGCGGCCAATCCCACTCAAACCATGGCCGGCGCCACGGCTTACGAGCACCAGCTCAGCCAACTGCTGCAAGACCGCCTGCGCCTGAAACAAGTGCAATCGAACCAAGGCAAAGCCGAACTCAAACGCCAGTTACTGCCCGAGTACATCCCCTATGTGCAAGGCGTGCTGGAGCGTGGCCAAGGTGCACAGGACGACGTGATGACGACCATCATGGTCTGGCGTATCGACGCGCAAGATTACAGCGGCGCCTTGGATATCGCTGACTACGTTCTCAAACACAAACTGATCATGCCTGACCGATTCGAGCGCACAACCGGTTGCCTGGTAGCGGAAGAAATCGCGACCGTTGCTCTCAAGGCACAGAAAGTCGGCGAGCCGTTCGACCTGGGCATCCTGCACCGCACCGCCGAGTTGACCGACACCGAAGATATGCCGGACCAGGCGCGAGCCAAGCTGTTCCTGGCCATGGGCCGCGCAACGCTGGAAGGCATCACCGACGAGAGCCCCGGCCAACCCAGTCAGGTGCCAGCCGGCATCAACCTGCTGAAGAAAGCCATCGACCTGCACGACGCCTGCGGTGGCAAAAAAGATCTGGAGCGGGCCGAGCGTCTGCACAACAAACTGGCTGGCTCTGGTCATTGAATCAGGACAGCAACCCGAGCGTCCCCACGCACCCCGCCGGCTCGGGGCGGATCGGCCAGGACTCCCCTCCTGAACGTGAAGCTCCGACCACCGGCGACTTACAACAGAGCGCAGATTCATGAGCGGATTCGTAGCGGGCGGTACCGGCACCAAGGCCCCGGGTGGCCAAATCAACACCGATCCTTTCTGGCCTCCGATTGATCTGGATGACTTGCGCGGCACCTTGCGCATCGACGCCAGCGTCACACCTATCCGATTGGAAACCGCGACCATCGCCGCCGCCATCGGCATTAATCGCGAGTTCGCTACCTGGCAACGAGTCAAACAGGCCGATGGCTACGCGACTCTTGCGGACGTACCAGCCGAACAAATCGAGGACAAATCTGAACTCGTTCACCTCTACCAACGAGCGATCTACGCCGCGACCGGCGCGGAGATCTGCGAACGCTACCGCTCCTACGACAGCACCAACAGCGGCAACCATAACGCTGACGAACTGACCCCAAGCATCGACGAACTGCGCCGCGACCAGCGCTGGGCCGTGCGCGACTTCCTCGGCCTCGGCCGCACCACCGTGGAGTTGATCTGATGGACGTCAGCATTCGCGCGCAACAAAACGACACCGTCGATGCGCTTTGCTGGCGTCACTACGGACGCACTGCCGGCGTCACCGAAGCGGTACTCGAAGCTAACCCCGGACTGGCCGACTACGGCCCAATCTTGCCGCAAGGCCTTCTGGTGCAAATACCCGAAGCCCAAACCGCCGCCCCGCAACGAAAGACGGTCCACCTATGGGATTGAGATTAAACGATGAACAAACCTGAAAACCTGCGTGCGCACTTGCTTGCCACCGTGGCAGAACTCAAGCACAACCCTGATCGACTGTTGATATTCATCGACAACGGCAAGATTCGTTGCACCGCCGCGCATTCGCTCTCGTTCGAATACAGCTTCGACCTGCAGGTCATCCTCACCGACTTCGCCGGTCACCCTGACAGCGTCATGTTGCCGCTGCTCGGCTGGCTGAGCGTCCACCAATCCGAGCTGCTGGAAAACCTCAGTAAGGCCGCTGACGGCATTCAATTTGAGGCTGACATTCTCGACAACAGCAAAGTGGATATGAGCCTGACACTGCCGCTGACCGAATGTGTGGTGGTGGGCAAGGACGACCAAGGCAACACCACCATCCGCCATCCCGGCGAGCCGCAACGGGCTGCGGACTTCGTCGATCCAGATTGGATGCCTAGCGCCCAAGGAACAGGGAAAGAGTGGGTGTTGCCGAAATGACCAATCAACTGGAGGCGTTGGAGGACTGGACGGCGGGATTGCTTGGACAGCTTGAGCCAGCATCGCGCGCCAAGCTGGTCCGAAGCATTGGGCAAGCATTGCGGCGCAGCCAGCAGCAACGAATTATTGCGCAGCAGAACACTGATGGCAGCAAATACGCACCACGGAGGCGAGGCAATCTGCGCGTTAAACGAGGTCGAATAAAGCGGAAAATAAAGATGTTTCAGAAGCTGCGCACTACTACCTTTCTCAAAGTGCATGGCGACGCCAATGCGACCAGCATAGGCTTCGCCGGACGCATAGCGCGAATCGCCCGGGTACACCAATACGGCTTGAAGGATCGAGCTAAACAGCGTTCGCAGGATGTTAAATATGCGCAGCGTGAGATACTGGGGCTTACTCAAGATGATCTGCAATTAATTAGAGATATCTTACTAATTAAAATCGCATAAAAGCCAGACACAAATCTAATCATCATCTTATTGTTTTCCTATGCAGATAAGGTAGCGAAAACTTTTCAGCTGCCTCTCTCGCCTCGTGAATTGAATCTATAATTTCGTTTTCGCCATCAAAACTAGCAAATAGCGATCTTAGCCTTATTACTTCCTCCGCTTCGGGATGCGGCGTATCAGTACGATTATTTATTACTGCAAGATACTCATTTATCAATTGAACTGGTTTGATGAGTGTTTTTTCATATGGATTATAAGCATTTAAAACCTTCGACCCCAATAAGACACGCGCTCTCAGCAAGGCATCACGAAAGTCTTGAAAAGACTTTACGTATGTTTCCAAGCGCGCAAGATAAGCATCGGACTCGCTCAAAAATATGCGTTCAATCTCAGTTGTATGAATTCGTTCCTGATCCGTGAAGACTCTGGCTTCTGAAGCCGCAAGCGGATATATACTACTACGCGCGGCTTTAGAAACAGAATGACTCTGATACACCAACTCCTTCATCACCTCATAAACTTCCTTACCTACCAGATCTCTCTTCCATACTCTTAATCCATACAAAGCGATACCTGCGGTTACAACAGCAGCAAGTGCAATAACACCATCCTTCACAACTGACACATACACGGCGAGAGCAGCAGCATCGAAAGCCATAAATCATCCATACGTTTAAACTCGCAGCCAGCGTGTCACGACCCATTAAAAAGTGGAAGATGATCACACAAAAAAAACACTCGGCTTTCATGATAGAAACGGGATTTGTACTCGCTCCCGCTACAGCATCAATTAGCTGCGGCTCTTTTCGCGAAGCGCCACCATCGGCGCCATGAAAGACTTAGCCACCCTCGCCCGCCTGATCGAAAACCTCATCCGCCTCGGAACCATCGCAGCCGTCATGATGAGGCCTCCGCGTGTCCGAGTTAAAACCGGATTGCTCACCACCGGTTGGCTCCCATGGATCGCCCCCCGAGCCGGCGCCGACCGCGAGTGGAACCCGCCGACTAAGGGCGAACAAGTAATCCTGTTCAGCCCCTCTGGCCAACTCGCCAACGGCATCGTCCTGACCGGCCTATTCAGCAACCACAACCCAGCCAACGGCGATCGCGAAGGCCTGCACCGCTACACCTACCGCGACGGCACCGTCATCGAGTACGACAGCCTCGCTCACCACCTCAACGTCACGCTGGTCGAAGGCGGCACCACCAACCTGACAAGCACGGGCGGCATCCACATCGTCGGCCCGATCACCCACGAAGGCGACTACACCCAAACCGGCAACCAGAACATCACCGGAAAGGTCACCGTATCCGAGGACGTCGTCGCAGCCAACATCAGCCTGGTCAACCACCCGCACGGCGGCGTCATGCCCGGCGGCGCAAAAACGGGGCAACCGGAATGAACCGAGAAACCGGCGCAGCCCTCGGCCTGGTCGAACACATCGCCCAGTCCATCACCGACATCCTCACCACCCGCATCGGTACCCGCGTCATGCGTCGCGAATACGGCAGCCTGCTGCCCGAGCTGGTCGATCAACCGTTCAACGACTTCACCCGCCTGCAGGTGTATGCCGCCACCGTCATGGCCCTGATGCGCTGGGAAACACGGATCAGCCTCAGCCGCGTGCAGTTTGTCGGTGCGAACCTTCAAGGGCAGTCGTCGCTGGATCTGGAGGGCACCTTGGTGGACAGCAATCAGCCGCTGAGCCTCAGCGTGCCGCTGCAATTGGGAGGCAGCGTATGAACACTTTTGTGGCCATCGACCTCGGCCAACTGCCGGCACCGCAGATCGTCGAACAGATCGACTATGAGCAGATCCTCGCCGAGCGTAAGGCCTACGCCATTAGTCTTTGGCCTGTGGAGGAACAAGCCGAGATCGCTGCACGCCTCAACATGGAGTCGGAGCCGCTGACCAAACTGCTTGAGGAAAACGCCTACCGCGAAACCGTCTGGCGGCAGCGCGTAAACGAAGCCTCAGTCGCCAACATGCTCGCCTTGGCCAAGGGCACCGACCTCGATCAGCTCGCCGCTAACTTCAACGTCAAGCGACTGGTCATTCAGGCCGCGAACCTGACAACCGTGCCGCCGCTGGCCAAACTGATGGAAAGTGACGACAGCCTGCGCGAGCGCGCACAGATGGCATGGGAAGGCCTCAGCACCGCCGGCCCGCGCAACAGCTACATCTTCCACGCCCGTTCCGCAGACGGCCAGGTCGCCGACGCCACCGCCGAAAGCCCGGCCCCGGCCGAAGCCGTGGTCACCGTGCAATCCGTGCTGGGCGACGGTACCGCGTCACAGGCACTGCTCGACAAGGTCAAAACCTACCTCAGCGACGACGACCGCCGGCCACTCGCAGATCGCCTGACCGTGCAGGGTGCGCAGATCCTCACCTATCAAGTCAAAGCCAAGCTCTACCCGCTGACCAACGGCCCGGAAACCGAACTGATCCTGGCTGCCGCCCAAGCGCGGCTGCTGCAATTCGTCCATCAGCGCCGTCGCTTGGCGCTGGAGGTGTCCGAATCCATCGTCCACGCCGCGCTGCACGTCGAGGGGGTGCGTAAAGTCATGCTGAAGGACTGGGTCGACATCGTCGCCACCAAGTACCAGGCGCCTTACTGCACGCATGTCGAACTGGCGCTGGGCTTCGAATGATGAGCTATCAACCGCTGCTACCAAATAACTCGACACCGCTGGAACGCCAGGCAGCTCAAGCGCTGGCACAAATCCAACGCGTGCCCATTCCCTTGAGAACGCTCTACAACCCGGACAAATGCCCCCTGCCCTTGCTGCCGTACCTCGCCTGGGCGTTCTCGGTAGATCGCTGGGAAAGCAAATGGCCGGAGCCAGCCAAGCGCGCAGCCTGCCGCGCGGCGTACTACGTCCACTCGCACAAGGGCACCATCGGCGCCTTGCGCCGTGTAGTCGAACCGCTGGGTTACCTGATCGAAATCGCCGAATGGTGGCAGTCCATCCCACTCGGGACACCCGGCACCTTCACCTTGCGCATCGGCGTCCTCGACTCCGGTATCACCAAAGCCATGTACCAGGAACTGGTCTGGCTGATCGATGACGCCAAACCCCTCACCCGCCATCTGACCGGCCTCGACATCATTCTTGAAACCCGACTCGGCACGTTCGTTGGATGCGCCGTTTACGACGGCGACGAAATCGACGTGTACCCGTGGAACAACCCGGATATCGACGTAGCAGTCCGGGGCTACAGCGGCCTAAGCCTTTACACCCTCGACGAACTGGATGTTTACCTCAATGGTTGATCAGAACTCTATTTTCGGCGGCCTGCTAACCACGCTGGGCGCCGCCAAGAAAACCAACTGCGACGCCCTCGGCATTCCTTGGCAGCCGAGCCACATGCTGATCGGCGATGCCAACGGCGTCGCCCCCACACCTGACGCCTCACAGACTCAACTGATCAATCAGGTTCATCGCGCCCCCCTCAACCAGTTGCACACATCCCCTACCGATCCAAACGTGCTGATCGCGGAAGTGGTATTACCCCCGGAAGTGGGTGGCTGGTGGATGAGGGAGCTGGCACTGGAAGACAGCGACGGTGTGTTTTGTGCGGTTGCGAATCTGCCACCCAGCTACAAGCCACTGCTTGCGCAAGGGTCGGGGCGTAACCAGGTGGTGCGGATGCACATCATCACCAATGGCACCGCCAACATTCAGCTCAAGATTGATCCGGCGGTGGTTCTGGCGACCCGAGACTATGTGGATCGCTCCCTCATCGCGCGCTCAGCATTCACCAAAGTATCGTCATCCCGAACGTTGAAAGCCCAAGAAATGGGCATCATCCTGATAGACGCCAGTGCCCGCGCCTTGAACATCCAGCTGCCAGCAGCTGATGCCCGACTCGGCACGCGGGACGTCATTGTTCGCCGCAAAGACAACAGCATCAATCGTCTGGTCATCAAGGCACATGGCAAAGACACACTGATGTTTCATACGCACTTGAACCCAGCGGGTTATCCGTTTCTCGTGCTGATGGGCGCAGGTGATTGGTGGCATTTGCGCAGTGACGGTGCCGGCAGCTGGTGGCCATTAGGCCGTTTCGACAGCACGACATTGGGCCGACCGGTTTTCGAAACCACCACCGTGTTCAGTCCCGGTGGTTACGGCGCCATGAGCGGGCAATTACTCGACAGAAATGAGTGGCCATGGTTGTGGGATCACGCTCAACAATCGGGGATGCTCTATCCGGAAAAACATAGTTACCTGGAAGGTGCATGGACGGTCGGCGACCATAAAACGACGTTTAGGCTACCCGAGGCAAGAGGCGAGTTTTTCAGGGTGCTTGATGAAGACCGGCGCGTCGATAAAACGACTCTGACAGGTACCACAACGCGAGGAAGTCCGGTTATCAGCGATATCCGCGGCCGCACGCGCGTCAAGATCGGCATGATGTTGGAGGGCGGCGACTTTCCAAAAGGCACCACCATTGTTTCCGTCGGAGAGTCAGAGATTGTTGCCTCGAATGAGTCGCAGACGGACGGCGCCGGTGAGTGGCAAGTTCTTGGCCGGATCGCCGGCTCATGGACACCCGACACGTTTGAGCGTCACACTCACCCTGTTTCTTTCGGCTCCGGCAAGGGTGACCGCGTAGCGCTTCTTCCTGCTGCATCAACCTCAGTTGCTCAAATCAACCACGTAGTGGCCTACAACACATCGCCGCCGTTAATCGGGCGGGTGGGTAACGAAGAAACTCGCCCACGCAATATCGCCTACCCCGCCCGAATTAAACTGATCTGAGGTCTGGATGATTACCTATTTGATTGATGCTGCTGGGGCGCTCACCGGCCCGGTGACGTTCCCGGACATTCCCGGTTTCGGCCCCCAGCTTCCGGGCAACGCCGTGCAGGTACCTGAAGTGCTCACGCCGACAGAGCCAGGTACAACGTGGGCGCTGCTCGATGGAGAAGTCCGCCAGGTTCGCGATTTGCGAGGAACAGTTTTCCAGAAGGCAGATGGTGCGAGCCAATCGTGGCAACAATTAGGCGAGCTGCCACAAGCGTTAACCACCCAACCATGGCCTGGAGAACACTTCCGATGGATCAACGAACAATGGACGCTCGACGAATTGGCCCTGCGTGCAACTCAAAGCGCTCAGGCTCTACAGCATCGCGACGACCTGCTGCGTAACGCGCAGTTGCGCATCGCACCGCTTCAGTACGCGGAGAAGCTGGGTACTGCAACACCTCAAGAGCTGACATTGTTATTGGGCTGGATGCGCTACAGCGTAGATCTCAACCGCATCGAACAGCAGGAGCAATTCCCCAACATCATCGATTGGCCAACACCACCAGACCCTACCGGGTTGTAATCCAGCCCCCTACAACACCCAACCCGCGACGTCATCATCCTCCATCGGCAACCTGTGCATCGACTTCACGATCACCGCACAGGCCGCTTCCATGTCCGATTATCTTCACGGCGTCCGGGTCATCGAGCTTAACGATGGCTCGCGCCCAATCCGCACGATCCCCACCGCCGTCATCGGCATGGTTTGCACCGCCGATGATGCCGATGCATCGACCTTCCCACTGGATACACCCGTGCTGATCAGCAGCGTACAGAGCGCCATTGGCAAGGCCGGTGAAAAAGGCACGCTGGCGGTCAGCCTGCAAGCCATCGCCAACCAGTCCAAACCCTACGTCATTGTAGTGCGCGTGAAGGAAGGCCAGGACGAAGCGGAGACCGCCAGCGCGTTAATCGGCATCACTACTGAATCCGGCAAATACACCGGTATGAAAGCCTTGCTGGCCGCCAAGTCTCGACTGGGATTGGTGCCGCGCATTCTGGGCGTGCCCGGGTTCGACTCGTTGCCCGTGGCCACCGCCCTCACATCGCTCGCTCAACAACTGCGCGCATTCGCCTATGTCAGCGCGTGGGGCTGCCAGACCAAAGAAGAGGCCGTCGCCTACCGTCGCAACTTCGGCGCTCGGGAAGTGATGGTTATCTGGCCCGATTTTCAGAGCTGGAGCACTGTTACCAACAAGACCGCCACTGCCAGCGCCGTGGCCAACGCACTGGGCGTGCGCGCGAAAATCGATCAGCAAGTTGGCTGGCACAAAACCCTGTCCAACGTGACAGTCAACGGTGTCAGCGGCATTAACGCCGACGTTTTCTGGGACCTGCAAAACCCGGCCACCGACGCCAACTACCTCAACGGTCAAGACGTCACCACGCTGATCAACGAGGGCGGTTTTCGCTTCTGGGGCAGCCGCACCTGCAGCGACGACCCGCTGTTCGCTTTCGAGAGTTATACCCGCACCGCGCAAGTACTGGCCGACACCATGGCCGGCGCGCAGATGTGGGCGATGGACAAGCCGCTGCACGCCTCATTGGTGCGCGACATGATCGAGTCGGTGAACGCCGAGTTTCGCACCAAAGTCGCTGGCGGTTATCTGGTCGGTGGCGGCTGCTGGTACCCCGAAGACATCAACACCAAAGACACGCTCAAGGCCGGCAAGCTCTGGCTTGATTACGACTACACACCTATCCCGCCGCTGGAAGACCTGACCCTGCGCCAACGCATCACCGACCGCTACCTCATCAATTTCGCCAGCCAGATCAACCGCTAACCGGAGAACGGCGCCATGGCCCTGCCGCGCAAACTGAAAAACCTCAACCTGTTCAACGATGCCAACAGCTACGTCGGCGTGGTCAAGTCCGTCACCCTGCCCCCGCTCGGACGAAAAATGGAAAGTTATCGCGGCGGTGGCATGAACGGCCCGGTCAAGGCTGACCTGGGGTTCTCCGATGACGGCATCCAGTTCGAATGGAAGACCGGCGGACTGGATCTGATCGCGCTGCGACAGTTCGGCGCCGTGAATGCTTCGGGTGTGGCGCTGCGATTCTCCGGCGCCTTTCAGCGCGACGACACGGGCGACGTCAGCGCCGTGGAAGTGGTCATGCGCGGTCGTCACGAAACCATCGAAATGGGCGACGCACAGCCCGGCGAAGACACTGAACACAGCATCACCACCACCTGCTCCTACTACAAGCTCATCGTCGATAACGAAGACATCATCGAGATCGATCTGCTCAATTTCATCGAGAACGTGAACGGCGTCGACATGCTCGAAAAACAGCGCGCCGCGATCGGCCTATAACCTTCCCCACCCCATTGGACACTCGCCATGCACAGCACCGAAACACAGGAAATCAAACCTACTGTAGAGGACAACCGCGTCACTCTCGACACGCCCATCGCTCGCGGCAAAACCACTATCGATACGCTCACTCTGCGTAAGCCCCAATCGGGCGAACTGCGTGGCGTGCAGTTGATCGAGTTGCTGAACATGGATGTGGCAACCCTCATCAAGATCCTGCCGCGCATCACGTCGCCAAGCATTACCGCGCCGGAAGCCGCGGGCATGGACCCGGCGGATCTGCTGGCCTGTGGTAGCAAGATTTCCGGTTTTTTGTTGCAGAAGTCGGCGAAGACGGATGTCTGCCTCGTTGCGTAGAGGACGCAATGGCTGACTTGGCGGTGGTTTTTCATTGGGCACCAACGGACATGGATTCGCTGAGCCTGCAGGAGCTGATGGAATGGCGCGAGCGCGCCAGGTTGAGGAGTGCTGTCGATGGCGAATGATCTGAAGCTGCGGGTATTGCTGAGTGCCATCGATCAAGCCACCCGCCCATTGAGGGCGATCAACAACAGCGGCATCGGCGCAGCCCGTGCCTTGAAGGAGGCCCGCGAAAAGCTCAAGGCACTCAACTCACAGCAAAAAGATGTGAGCGCCTGGCGCTCGCAACGCGCGGCCGCCGAGACTACGGCGCAGGCGCTGAGTGCTGCACGCGACAAAGTCAAAACGCTGAGTCAGCAAATCGCCGCCACTGCCGCGCCGACCAGGGCGATGACGCAAGATCTACGCAGGGCAATTCGTGAAGCGCAAAAGCTCAAGCAGCAACACGAGCAAAGCAGCGTGCAATTACAGCGCCTTCGTACTCGGCTGCACGACGCGGGCCTTAGTACCCAAAACCTCAGTCAGCACGAACGCCGTCTGCGTGAGCAAACCGATGCGGCCAATCAAAGCATCGCTGAGCAGACCCGACGCTTGGCGGCATTGGCGGCTCAACAGCGAAGGCTGACAGCGGCACGCACCGCACTACAAAATCAGCGAGATGTCGCCACCTCAATGGCTGGTAAAGGCGCCACCGCCGCTGCCAGTGGAGGCACTGCGCTGTATGCGGGCGCCAAGATGCTCATGCCCGGCATCGAATTCGACGCCAGCATGAGCAAAGTACAAGCGATCACCCGCCTCGATCAAAACGCTGCCGAGCTAACTGATCTGCGCAAGCAGGCGCGTGAGTTGGGCAGTTCCACACAATTCACTGCCGGCCAAGCCGCCGATGCTCAGGGTTTTCTGGGCATGGCCGGCTTCCAGCCGAAAGCCATCAGAGCCGCCATGCCCGGCATGCTTGACCTCGCCTCAGCCGGCGGCACCGAATTGGCTCAGACTGCGGATATCGCTTCAAACATCCTCTCCGGGCTCGGCATGGATGCCGAGCAAATGAGCAAACTGGGCGACGTACTCGTCGGCACGTTTACCCGCTCCAACACCAATTTGCAGATGCTCGGCGAGACCATGAAATACGCCGCGCCGATGGCCAAGACCTACGGCGTCGAACTGGAAACCGCCGCCGCGATGGCCGGTAAATTGGGTGATGCAGGACTGCAAGGCAGCATGGGCGGCACGGCGCTGAGTTCGATCATGAACCGCCTGGCGTCACCGCCGAAAGCCGCTGAAAAAGCACTTGCGCAACTGCAGATCCGAACCGCCGACGCTCAAGGCAACCTGCGGAAAATGCCGGACATCCTCAAAGAGATCCACGACAAAACCCAACACCTGGGTACCGCGAAAAAAGGCGGGCTGTTCAAAGCTATTGCCGGTGAAGAAGCCGTCAAAGGCATGGCCCAATTGGTGGACCAAGCCGGCAATGGCGAGCTGCAAAAACTGATTGCCAGCCTGCGTGAAAGCCAAGGGGAAGCCGCTCGCACCGCCAAAGTCATGGCTGATAATTTGAAAGGCGATCTGACCACGTTAGGCAGTGCCTGGCAGGATCTTGGCATTGAATTACAGGACCAGCAGGACGGGTCTCTGAGGTCGCTCACCCAATCGCTCACAGAGGTTATTCGCGGTGTGAAAAGCTGGGCCGCCGAGCATCCAGAACTGGCGGCCGCTATTGTCAAAACCTCAGCAATCATCGCGGGTTTAGCGGTGGTACTGGGCGGTCTGATGGTGACGGTTGCCGGTGTCATGCTGCCCTTCGTGGCGTTGCGGCTCATGCTCCTGAGCATGGGGATTCGCCTGCCCAGCCTGATCAGCCTGTTGTGGAGTCTTGGTCGTAAGGTATTGCCATTTGTGGGCAAGGCGCTGCTGCTCATTGGCCGCGCGCTGATGTTGAATCCCATCGGCTTGGCCATCACCGCCATTGCAGGCGCCGCCTATCTGCTTTACGAAAATTGGGACGCGGTGAAGCTCTACTTCACCGATGCCTGGAAAGAGATCAAAGCCGGTTTCAACGGTGGCACGACCCGCATCCTCACGACCCTGATCAACTTCAGCCCCGTGGGCTTGCTGTACAAGGCCTTCGCTGCGGTCATGAAATACCTTGGCATTGAGCTGCCCCGCCGGTTTACCGAGTTCGGTGGGATGATCATCGACGGGCTGGTGAAAGGGCTGAAGGCTGGCATCGGTGAGCTGAAAAACGTCATGGGCGATATCGGCGACTCGACCATTGGCTGGTTCAAGGAAAAGCTCGGTATCAACAGCCCTTCCCGCATCTTTGCCGAGTTGGGCGGTTTCACCATGGCTGGCCTCGCACACGGACTGGAGCGCAATCAGCGTCAACCGATCGGTGTGCTGAGCGCATTGGCTCTGCGACTTAACGATACGGCCAAATCAATCAGCGTTATGCCGGGCGCGAGAAACCATTCGCTGACCGTCGACAGTCGTTCTCCCCTCAAACCGCGCACACCATCGATTCATGACAGCCACGACACTTACCAGATCAACATCCACCCCGCCCCGGGCATGGACCCGTTGGCAATTGGTCGTGCGGTACGCGCCGAGGTGATGCGCGTCCACCACGAGAAACAAGCCCGTCAACGCAGCCGTTTGGCCGACCTGGAGTAATGCACATGATGCTGGCATTGGGCATGTTCGTCTTCAGCCTCTCCACCGCGGCCTATCAGGCCTTGCAACGTCAAACCGAATGGCGACATGCGAGCAGTAATCGTGTCGGCGCGGCACCTGCACGGCAGTTTTTGGGCCGTGGTGACGACTCGATCACCCTGCCCGGCCTCATCCTCCCGGAACTGGCCGGCAGCGCGCTCAGCCTCGATGCATTGAGGCTGATGGCCAACACCGGTAAGGCGTGGCCAATGGTCGAGGGCAGCGGCCGGATCTACGGCCTATGGATCATCGAAAGTCTGAGTGAAACCAAGACCCTGTTTTTCCGCGACGGTACGCCCCGGCGTATCGAATTCATGTTGGGCCTCAAGCGCATCGATGACGACCGCATCGACTTGATCGGCGCCGGAACCAGCGTGGGCATCAGCATCATGAGGGCACTTTTGTGATCGAGGCCGCCCTCTCCCGCGTCACCGGCTACCTGGCACGCTACCAGCGCGAAGCTGCTTACCCAGTGCCGGCATACCGCATCACCGTGGACGGCAACGACATCGCCCAAATGATCAGCCCGCGCCTGATGAGCCTGGACCTCACCGACAATCGCGGTATTGAAGCCGATCAGCTTAGCATCACCCTCAGCGACCACGATGGCCTGCTCGCGATCCCACCCACCGGCGCAGTGATTCGTCTGTGGTTGGGCTGGAGCGATACAGGGCTAGTCGACAAAGGCACCTACACCGTCGACGAAACCGAACACTGCGGCGCCCCGGACGTGTTGACCATTCGCGCTCGATCCGCCGACCTGCGCAAGAGTTTGAAAACAAAACGCGAACGCAGCTGGAGCAACACCACCCTCGGCGACGTGCTCGGCGAAATCGCCTTGGGCAACGGCCTGACCGCCACCATCGCCGGTACGCTTGGCGCTTTACCCATCCTTCAACTCGACCAGGCCAACGAATCCGACGCCAATCTGATCAGCCGCCTCGGCGAGGAATTCGACGCCGTCGTCACCATCAAGGCTGGCTGCTTGCTGTGCCTGCCGGCCGGCGGCGGCAAGACCGCCAGCGGTGCCGACCTGCCCCACATCACTCTGACTCGCGCCGACGGCGATCAACACCGCTACCTGCAGGCCGACCGCGATAGTTACGACGGCGTACGCGCGTATTTCTACGACGTGAACAGCGCCGAGAAACAACAAGCCATCGCGGGTGGCGGCGAGAACCTCAAAGATCTGCGCCACACGTACAGCGATAGGCAATCGGCCCTACGCGCCGCCCGCGCCGAACTCAACCGACTGCAACGTGGCAGCGCGACGCTCAGCTACACATTGGCTGTAGGTCGACCGGATCTGATCCCGGAGCTGACTTACACGCTCGAAGGTGTGAAACCTGAAATCGACGAGATCGTCTGGTACGGCGGCAACGTGCAGCACTCGCTCAGCGCAGACGGCGGCTACACCATCAGCCTTGAGCTTGAGAGCAAGTTGCCGGATGACACAGTTGAGGGATTGGCAGAAGAAAACAAAGACGAATTCACAGGCGTCATCGCGTACTACCGAGACAAGAACACCGGTGTGCAGAAACCGGTAACGACTGGAGACCAGCGCAAACCTAAACGCCTACGTTGGCTGTACGCCACTGACAACGCCGCCAAACGTGCGGCGGATCGCGAATGGAAAAAGCTTCAACGAGACAAACCATGACCCATCAAGGACGATTGCATGCAGGACATCCGCTGCGGCCACTGCTGTCGCAAACTTGCCGCCGCCAGCGGCTTCACTGAACTACAGATCAAGTGCCCGCGCTGCCGGACACTCAACCACTTGAAGGCCCCGAGCCTCCCCCAAGCGTGCCTTGAGCATCCAGAACAACGAGTTCCTGAATGCCCCAACCCACCCTTGGCAGCCTGTTCGCAGGCATAGGAGGCTTTGATGTCGGATTTGAAAACGCGGGATACCGCAGCGCCTGGCAAGTCGAAATCAACCCCATCAACCGGGCTGTGCTTACCGATCGATTTCCCCAAGCGCAGCAATTTGAAGACGTGCGCCACTGCGGCGCCCACAACCTTTGCTCCGTCGACGTCCTTACCGCCGGATTCCCCTGCCAGGACATCAGCATCGCCGGCGCCCGAGAAAGCAATCGAGACACCCGCGGACTACGCGGCGCCCGCAGCGGATTGTTTTGGGAAGTCATACGAATCCTCAAGGAAATTCAACCTCGCTGGGTGGTGCTTGAGAACGTCGTTAACCTGCTCGCTGTCAACGATAGCCACGACTTTGAAACAGTCATCAGGGCCCTTGCGGACTGCGGGTATGTGGGATTTTGGCGAGTGCTTAATGCTCAATATTTCGGAGTCCCCCAGCAACGTCGTCGAATATTCCTGGTCGCCGGTTATCGACAAATGCCCCCCTTCGAGTTCTTGGCTGACGCCGCGCCAGTGGACGCAATACCTCCAGCGTCTCAATCGCAGCACTGGCCACGCCCAGCGGATGCCTGGGCTGCCAATACTCTACTGGCCGACAGAGTCCCCTCACAGATCGCTATGGGCTGCACCACTCTCGTCGCTCACGCGAACGGATGGGGTCAGATGGCTGAGCGGCAGCGAGCGGCTGAGGATGATGGGTTTTGCCTCGGACTGGATGCGGCCAACCTTGCAGAGGCTTTCGGTGCCGGAAATGCCGTTGTTACGCAGGTGGCGGAGTGGGTAGGACGACATCTACTACCACTGTCAACCTAAATTCAATTAAACACTGAGCGCCGTGCACAGGGGTTCCGCTCAGCACTTCCCGCACCTAAGAAGCCACCAAATTTGCTCTTCCTTATTCAGCACACTCATTGCGGAGCAAAATTTTGCGTCTTATGTGCGGTATACATCTTGCGCAGACAATGAATGATGGCACAATACTAGCCACCCTGACGCTAACGAGATCTTCATGGACGAACGTTTAAAGCTTGTGATTTGCTTGATCATTCCAGGCGCCATTAGCATATTTTCAATAAAAATGGCTTTTAAATTATACAATTCGCTAAAAGCAAAAAAGGACGCAACACACAAGTATCTCTACCCTTTCCACATCGATGCAAATCGAGGCTTAGCCGAACAAGGCTATCTATGGCTTAGTATACTTGGACCCATTCTATATTTTCTTATGTTTGGGCAATACTCTTGGGAAGGTTACACCCTATCCATTAGTTCCACAGGCTTAACCGAATTCTTGAAGATCAGCACTTTACCATTAGGCCTGCTTTCACTATCGATACCACTTTCCATCCTTGTTGCTCGAATACATGCCACGCACCAAACTTCCGTACAAATCATAGCGACTCAATTCAAGAACAACGTAGATGGCTATTACGCTCATCGCAAAGCGATGTTTGAATACTTTGGCGCGTTAAAAAAAATTGTCTACCTAGGAAAAATCGAAGGTGACTTTCATGCGCATCCAAGGCTCCACCTGCGCTTTTTCAAAGATGAAGGCCCGACTAAAGGCATTCCAAAAATTGACAATGACCGTTTCAAACAGGTCATCAACACCCTTGCAGAAGTAAAACTCAATATCCACACAGCAATCAGTAGCAAAACAACACCCGAGGTATCGGCGAAGCACTATGGCCAAGCTTGTAACGAAATCTATGATCTTGCAGGTATCCTAACCCTTCCAGTTATTTACGACACGCTAAAATCATCGAGCAAACAATTCACAATCTACGACGCTATCAATCTAGCAAACCCCAAAAACATCACTTTTACCAAAGTTGGAACTTCAACAGAAGAACTCATTGGCTGTTACAGATATATTCGCTCTTATATGCGAGTACTATGCGAGTTTTCAGGCTACAGCGTTGATTTTTTTGACGAAAAAGACACGTTTCCAGAAATTGACAAGGGAGACCGTTTTAAATCCTCCCCTTACCACTTTCGCGACATCTCTCGCATATTAGAAATCAGTCAAGAAAAAAATACAGAAATTATTATGGCTCAATCAAATGCCAGAAAAGCGGCAGTCGAATCCGCTTCGATCAATCTAAGTTAA